TACACAGAACCAGTACGCAACGCACCAAGTTTCATGTTAACGCGTTTTGCTGGTCCATGAACAATTGTCAATCGAACCCATTCTTCAAGCGGTTGCTTATCGATTGTTAGATTTGCATGCTCGATCTGCGTGTCAATCCAATAAGAATCGAATTCTTCGACAATGAAGTTTTGAACTGTGTTTATGTCCATGACGATGCCAATTTAATTGCCTGACGTACGACGCCAGATGGAGCTTGATCGGAGTGGCCTTCCTCAATCCGCAACGCATATGGCGCGCCATTTGATACATAGAAGGTTCGAGAAAACTTGGTGCTCAAATGTTGTGGAGTCGGTGGTGGTGGAAGCACTACGCCTGGTTTTTGACGACCGACGAAATAGTCATTTGGATAATCTGAAATCGTCCAAGAAGCTCTATATGCGCCAGAGTCTACTGGAGAGTATTTTACGCAGTATTCGAAGATCGCGATAGCTGTTTTTCGTGTTTTCTCACGAACAAGTGCATGGACGCCAATACCGAAGTTGGCTGGACTAACATCCCAATGTGCACCGGTTGCAGCCACGTTTTGATCCTAAGTTGTTGTTTTATATAGCTTTTTTCTAACGCTCAGAACTACTTCGTTGAAGCTACTTAATATAAAGCTATAAGCTAGCTATTATTTAATGCTTCAGAGCGCTAACTAGAGCGCTTAAAGGCATCAGAGTTGCGCTACAATAGTAAATAACGCAGCTTGTGATCCAACGACAGTATCGATTTTGGTTTTTATCGTATAGTCGTGGCCTTTGACACGTACTATTTGATAAAAATCAATGTCAGCTACGACGTTAGCTATAATTATGAGTTTGACATCTGTAGCAAGAATGTTAGAACCAATAATTTCTTGATACTTGAAGTTGTCAAAGATGATTTCGACAGGCGTTACATCCGAATCGATCAAACGAGCTTTACTCGTAGATGCATCAAAGGCTCGTGTCTGCTTGACTAACGAGCCCTGATAAATCGCTTCTGGATAGGTTGACTTGATCGACTTTATCGCGATATCTAGAATTTGATCAGTCGTTATCATGATCTAGTTGCATCAACCGAGTAGGCTGATCCTTGTAAAGCGCCTTGATAATCACCAAGAGGAGCTAATGACTTGACGATATAACTTGGTACGCCGATAACAGATTCGTTCTCAGCGAACTTCAAATCGATCGGTCCAACCTTCACACCAAGAACAGGACTTTGAGTTTGATTCAAACCACCATTCTGCAACAGGAAATATGCATAGTTACAAACAGCATCCATCACTGTTTTTGGAATGATGTTCGATGCATACAGACGATCATCCAAATCATAGACATCTGTGCGAGGCCAACGAAGAGATTGAGTACTTGTAGCGATAAAGCCAGCCCAATCAAACTGGGTGTCGAGAATCCGCGTCGATTCAATCAACGCGGCCTCTTTCTTTGCTGGATCAGTTGGCCATGCAGAATTGGAAACAGATGCTGCGAAAAAAGCATCAGCGTAAACTACAGAAACGTAGCTATCTGCAGCGGCATCGCCAACTGTTGAGTTCATTACTTCTCGGCCTTGGCTGTGGCAGTTTTGGTAGCTGCGGCTTTCAGAGAGCCATCAGCAACTGGTTCGGCGACTTCAGGCGCGACGTCATCGAATTTCACAGTGCAACCATGATAGTTACAAAGGATGCGCGACATAAGTTGCGCGTCATCATTGGAGCACTCCATAACACCGTCTTGAAATACATAGCGGTCGTTTAGGACGTGTTGCCCTTTCGGAGCACCTGGAAGGATAATCTTAGCCATTTTGATTCCTTAATGAAACACAAGCCTCCGAAGAGGCCTGTGTAGTTGAAGGTCTTCGAAGCTTAGTTCTTGATGCCAGGAGCGGCAGCAATACCGAGTTCGCTGAACAACGCCATGCCGCAGTACATCTTGACGCGGGTAATAGTTTCGTCCTTCGTCTCGGAGATGCCGACGTCTTCGACACGCATACCAGCTGCATCCATGGCCGTCAGACCAGCGATACCGTGAGTACCAGAACCATCATCCAGTGTGCCGGCCAGGATCGTCGTGCAAACCGCGCCAGACGTACCTTGAACTTGGTTAGTCGGCATCCAATCATTACGGAAGATCGGAATACCGCGGTAAGCCGGAATCTGAACGCCGGAAGGCAGGGTAATGACATCACCGATCGATGCGCCGCCGAGACCACGCAGAAGAGCGTAGTAGCTGCGAATTGTACGAGCAGGCATCATCAGGTAGTCGACCTGGTTGTCCTTGTCCTTGATCTTGTCGATCAGTTCGTCGAGGATGTCGAACGAGAGGTTCGCACCATCGGTTGCCGGGGTCAGCTTTTGGCCGGCCGGGCAGAGAGCCAGGATACCGCTGAACGAGTCACCCGTACCGTCACCGTTGATCATGGTGTTCTGATACTGGCGGCCGAGCGACTTCGCCTTGGAGGCGATCTGAACGGCCTTCTGATCTGTGTAGTTCGAGCGGGTGGCTTGAATTAAACCGTTGACTTCGGCATCGCCGATGATCGTGGTCAGGCCAGATGTAACCTTGGTGAACGTCGCTGCAGCCTTGGCTGTGACGGTACCACCAACGCCGAGGAACTGAACATCGCCCAGAGCGTTTTCACGGTTGTAGGCGAGAGCGTTGCCTTCGATTTCCATGAACGGGAAGATTTCGAACATCGGATTGACGCTGATGACGTTTTCGATAACGCCAGCCAGGAGCATGTCCTGTGTCAGTTTCGCCGATTCGGCGAGTGTAACTGTTGCCATTTTTGATTCTCCAGAGTGAGGGTAGTTGCGCCCCTCACCGAGGAGCTAAAACGATTTATGAACGGACTCCGCTCATTTGGCTATGCACCATGATATAATTCTATAACTTTACGTCCCAGAAGTAAATACTTCTAATTACAGGTCCATGAACAGAGCGTAAAAGAAAGGGTTGCAATGCAACCCAATCTTAAAGTACTTATTTGCCAGCGTTCAGACCTGCAGCAATCTTCTGGGTTGGTGTAAGCGGCTTTCCGCCAGCTGGCCGACCGTTATTGTTACGACCTCCAGGAGGCGCGCCGCCACCGGCTGTTGAACCAAACAGGTGTGGAGCCGTTTTTGTCAACTGGCTGATCCACTCATCGACGCCCATTGGGTTGATGCCATCCTTGCCGTAAATAGTCTTTCCGTCTTGTTGTGGAGTGGCAACGCCATCAACAATCTTGAAAACCGTCTTGGCACGAAGCATGACATCATCAACGGCCGAAGGCAGAACGCCCGATTCGAGAGCCTTGACACGAACAGCTGAATCAACCAGCAAACTTTCCAGTTGGCGATTCGCCAGTTGCAGTTGGCCGCTTAGACCTTCAACGATCGTACCATGCTCAGTCTGCATGGTCTTGATACGAGCTTGAACAACTTCATCGACCTTACCTGCTTCGATGAGTTCTTTGTCGGTCAGTTTCTTTTCAAGACCGAGAAGTGTTTGATACTTGGCAACATCGACGCCCTTGAAGCTGTCAACTTGCTTCATCAGATCGATGTTCTTGTTGCGAAACTCGTCAAGCTTTTCACGAGGTACTGCGCCTTCGACATTCAAACGGAACTTGCCGTCATCTGTTTTTTCATACAAAGGAGCGATAGCTGGATCGAGACCTTCGAGCGTATCAGCGATAAATTTCAACATTTTCAAATCTCCGGGTGGTGGTTAAGGGTTTGTTTCAGTTGCTGGTTTTGCTGCAGGTGTTACCGACTCTTTTACTGGTGGAATATAGCGATTGATTGACTCAATTTCCTGAGCATCCGTACGTAATGGATCGAGTCGCTTGCCCTTACGAAGGTTATAAACAAGTGTCTCCTTGCTTATCAGACCCTGATAATAGCCTTCAAACAGTGCAGTCATTTCAGGAGCATCGATCATCGTCTCCATGAAATCAGTGTCAAGAATCAGACTAAATGATTCGCGATCTTCGCCGATAATTTCGGCTATCAACTTATACACGTTATTCAGTGTAGTCGACATCGCATTAACGACGGTAGTGAGCGAAGCAGTTTCAGACATGTAACGTAACTTAACGGCATCGGCTGCTTCAGAACCACGTGAACTATTGTCAAGCAATCGTGCTGACATCGATGCAAGAAGCGACTGCTTCTCCGTCATCGCCTTTTCAAGACTTTGGAGTCCTTGACCAGTGAACTCCAAATACTTTGCATCGCCGCCTTTGTCAGGAATAATCAAGAACTTGGTTGAGCCGATGTAGAGATTCGTACTAGATTCAGCGCCAATGACTACAGGAGTTGGTAAACCAGTAAAGTGGCGACCATGCTCCAAGTCAGCAGATGAAAGATAGTGCGAGATGTTAATGTTTGCAATATCGAGCATCAATGGTTTATGATCGAGAAAACCAGTACCAACTGGGTTAACAACAAAGAATGGGATGAATTCAAGCGGTTTACCGCGAATTACAGGTGTCGGTTGAGCGATAAGATCGCCTTTGTCATTGTACAGTCTTTGAACGTAGATGTCATCAACCATTCGTAATTCGCGATAGCGGAGTTCTTGGGTTACCTCATACTCGTCATCACCTTGAACCTCGTGAATCTCACGAAGAACGACCAATGTAAGTTTGCCTGTTTCATCTGTCCGCCAATTGATAATGTCTTCAACTTGATAAACGGTAGGATACGGTTTCCCGCCAGTTTCAGGCATGTCAACCAAAATACCGCTACGACTCATGAGCAAAACTTCAGACAAACCCATTGAGTAAACTTCGCTAAACTGAACAAGTTCAGAATCATTGAAGTAGGTCTTCATCGAATCTGGATATTCGATCTTCGGTTCCTTTGACGTAGCCATCCCAACCAGCGCCGAAACAGACTTCGATGTGATCGAATAAAACAGTGCCCGATTCTTGTAGGCCAGGTAGTCGTCGTTTTCCTGACCTTTAAGTTTCGGTAGATAGAGCGTTCCAGCGGCCTTAATAGCGTCTTCGCCTTCAAAAGCATCACGACATTTGCGCCATTGGGGAGCGCGTTCTTTGTATTTCGGGTGAACTGAATCAATAGGCATTTTAAGCTCCAGAAACTGTACCTTGTTTAATCATGTTAGCGGATCTGAGAAGTCTATATCTAATGACGTCCCATAAATGATCCTCTCCGGTAGAATCTATATCTTCGACATTCTTTGGATCGTTCTCTAGGTTTGGAACGGTTCTTATTGTATGAGTGCAAGTACTGAAAATAAAAATGCCAGGCGATTCCATTGGTCGCTTTGTAGACGCATCCAATCTGGTTCTCATGATTTCAACACCACGAATTCTGGAACCAGGCGATTTATCGCTACGAGTGAATGTGATGCCAACACCTTTCATTTCATCAGCGATACTTGGACGACCTGGTTCACTTGAAAATATAGCGTTATCAGCAGCACCTGGCTTTACGAATTTACCCCAACGTTCGTCATCTTGAGCAGCCAATATTCGTTTAGCCTGAGCCTCAGCTGTTAATCGTAAGCCTTCGTACCTCTGATTGGCTAGATAGCACTCCTTGATTATGAATATCGAACCTTTAGGAACCCAACAAACTGCCCCTTTTGAATCAACGAATTCTTCACCATCAGATTCAGCGAAAAACAGTGCGGCTGCAGGAGCCGATGAACCGTAGTCATAACCTCTATCGATACTCCAAGTATGTGGAATTTCGAATGGGTCAATAACATGAAATTTTGCTCGCCACAAATCTGCAAAGCCGCCGCTGGACAAACACTCCCAATCGCCATTGATCATAGCATTAACTGTGTTTGTGTCGCCCATACCCTTAACACGCTGTGCGTAGTCAGGGTCATTTATCAACAACACCTTATTATCAGTCAACTTAGCAGGAACATACTCTCTCAGCATTCCGCTCTCCTCTTCAGGAGCACGAAATATTCGACCACTTCCAAAATCGACAAAGTTTGATTTGAAGTAGTGATGGCCGATATTGCCAGGGTTGGTTGTATACAGGATTCTTGGAAATAATCCAAGCCAATTCGTTGGGATTTTTAACGAACCTAAACGCACACGTGATCTAAGAAACCTAATCATCAGTGGCGAAAAGTGAGTAGCTTCATCTACGATCAAGAACCCGATCTGTGCACCTTGGTGTGCGTAGATATCGCTCTCGTATTGTGCGTGAGCAAGTTGGATTCTACTACCATTCCAAAAGGTAAACGAATAATCTGACTTGCTATATATCACATCGCCAGCATCCATCAACTCATGAAGCATCTCCAAATAACCGCCAGGAGTATGGATGTGATTTGCTAAGACTTCTTTAAATGTTCTACGGAAGAGGTAGGTAACGAGACCCGGTATTTCCATAGAGTAAATGATGCTAGCTACTCGAGCTAGATAACTCTTGCCACCACCCAGTGCTCCACCATATAGTACTTCTGTAGCCTGAGTTATGAGTGCCCGCTGCTGCGGTTTATAGAGTTTGAAATCAGTAGGCATTTATCGCTTGGTCAACCAAGCGAGCGGGTTCAACTAGCACTGCGTCCGTAATCTCCGATTCGTCGAACAGTGATACCGAAACACGCCGCGTTTCAGTGAATGTACCCCGAACCTCTAATGATTTGAGTTCAGGCTCAACGTACTTCGCTATCACTCTGTGACAGTCGAACTTCAATCGCGGATCAGCTTCAATCGAATGCGCGATTTGTGCAATTGCGACAAGTGGATGATAGTCTGGAAACTGCCGACGTATCACATTCAACACTTGCGATTTGGATTCCATTTTAGATGGTCCTGTTCAATAACAATTGCATTGTATTCTAAAACTACAATCTGTGGAGAAACCTTATTATAGGTCCCATGTCTAGCGACTGTTCACTTTACGGACAGCGATAGCTCTAAGCATACTTCCAACTCGATTGCTAACCTTTGCTTTGTCAATTTCGACAGGTTGATATGGAGAAGGTATCGTAGAGCCTTGAGAAATATAGTACTGGGCTACGAAAGCTTTAGAAATCTCACGTATAACGAGTATCTCCCACATATCCAGATCGATACGTAGAAGACTGGACCAATCTCTTATATCAGCCCAAGTAATTACAGTTGGTCCATCAGAACCAGAATTTGATGGGCCGATTTCGAATGCGTAGTCTAAGAGATATTGACCATACTCAATCTTCGGCATTTCAAGTAGTGGAGATTGATACTCCGTATCAGACGAAAATTGAGCATATCTTGTCGTTTCCTGTTTGCTAGGTTTAGTATGCAACCACGCATAATGCCTAGCAAACAGTGTTAACGATTTGACTACGCTTTGAAGAAATTTCCGCGATCACTTGCAAATGCGTCAGCCTGCAAACGAAGCCACGAATATTTCGTATAAACAGCTACAACGTTTTCGTGTGTGCATTCAAGCACTTGGCCGTTTTCTTCGATACCGAACCAGTTGACAGTGATAGCTGCCAGCAATTCAGCCGATGCCTTTTCTGCATCATCCATTGACATAATTTGATTGGCGTTACGCTTCGCCATCTGCTTACGAGCACGATCACTCATCTCTGTACGCATACGAGTCGAATCTGATCCGAGTAATTCGATGTAAACTTTCTGACCGTCGCTGGTCAAAAGATTGTCGCCAGTAATTGGATGCATGACTTCCATGCGTTGACTGCCATTGGCATGTTCTACTAGATTCAGGGTCGAAAGATCCATGATTTTCTCCGGAAATGAAAAAGGCCTTTCGGCCTTTATTGAAGCTTCACCAACTATGTTGGTTAATCTTCGAGGATGTCGTTGTCGATTTCCATATTCACAGTCGCTGCTGTGATTTGGTCAACGCTTCCGACGTTAGTGGTGTAACTCATGACCTGACAAGTCGTGTAAAAGATTGTACCATCTTGAAGAACGATCTTGATAGCTTTGCTCGCGTCACTAGAAACAGCCGTAACGAGCATCGCTTGACCTGCATCAGTTGGAACGCGAGCCATTTGAGCTGCGATGGTGCCATCGTTGTAAGAACCCTTACGTTTGACAGTACGACGATCACCCAATGGGTTGAAAGTAACTAGATTGTATTGGCGACCAAATTCACCAAGATCTGATACCTCTCCGATCTCAACCCATGTAAGTGCAGCAAACGTAATGACGTCATACGTAGCTGGAAGAGCTGCACTCATGTAAAGCTTTGTGCCGGCAGATGTAAATGCTTTCGAAGCAGCCATGACTATCTCCTATTAGACTTCGATAATGTCGTTATCGATTTCCATATTCACCGTTGCTGATGTGATCTGGTCGACACTTCCGACGTTTGTGGTATAGCTCATAACCTGAACCGTGGTATAAAAAATCGTACCATCTTGAAGAACGATCTTGATAGAACGACTCAAGTCGCTGTTGACGGCCGCAGTTACGATAATTTGACCAGCGTCGGTTGGGACGCGAGCCATTTGAGCTGCAATAGTACCATCGTTGTAAGAACCCTTACGTTTAACCGTACGGCGATCACCTAATGGGTTGAATGTTACCAGATTATACTGGCGACCAAACTCACCAAGATCTGAAATTTCTCCAACTTCGGTAAAAGAAAGAGCGGCAAAACCTGCTTGATTATATGTCGCCGGAAGCGATGCACTCATATACAGTTTGGTGCCGGCTGATGTAAATGCTTGTGAAGCAGCCATGTTGAATCTCCTAATCGGTTAGTAACACGGCACCGCCGCATATGATATTATAAAACATTTAGAACCCTTGTGCTAAACCTTAATCATGGATTCATGATCATTTTGTACCGCTCAAAAACATTGATCGTTCAGACATCCTACGGCGTGTTAAACCTCTCAAAACTATACCGCCGGCTTTATTCCATTTTGCAAATTCGTCAGCAGCGTCTATAAATTCGCTACGATTAACTAATCGCAAGAGCGTCGATATTTGTAAATTTCCGCCACCGCAATTAAAAGCGAAATCTATAAGCGCTGCTACCTGCTCTGGTGAAAGCGGAACTTTAACCAACCGTTGTACCGATTTATAAGCTTTGCCTAAATCAATCAGAAATTGTTTATCGGCTTGATCTTGCGTTAAATCAGGCCACGTTATACGAAGCCATTCATCAGCTTCAGCAGCTGTGAATTTAAGCTTAGCCATCGTGTCTTTTTTAGTCGTCCTTGAAAGTAAGTGGCCCCAACCATTTGTTGGAAAACCTACAGGATCCCAATATGCTTCAAGACGACACGATTCAAAAGGTTTTGCTACCTCTTCAGCGAGAAGCAAAGCCTTTTGAAAATCTTGTGTTTTCTCAGATAGCATTACGATTTATAAGCCGTCATAGCCGAGCCGCCAAATGCACTTTTAGCAGCTCTCTGACCGAACCAGTATGATAAGACCAAGATGACAATCGATCGATCTTCGTCGGTCCACACCGTTAACACAGCTGTTGCAAACCCGCCATCGTCTGGGATTGCCATCGTCAATTGCGCCCATTTAACCATCATGTAAAAACCAAAGGCCGCATACGTGATTCCTGGACGAACCATACCAGACAAGAAATCAAGTAAACTGAAAAGATAAAAAATTGGATACAGCGCCCACCCGGAGAGTTTGTGGCCTTTTGCTGCATCCAAAAGCTGCACGCCAAATGAATTCATTGGCGCGTGAAGTAGTTCAGCTTCCTTGCTATCAGCAGCTGTGATAATTTCTTCCATTCGCCAAAGATGCTCTTGAGCGCCTTTTTGCATTTGGAGTTCCATCATCTTCAATTCATGTTCATTGTCTTGTTTGCGATTAAAGAATTTCAACAGCTCAGGGAGGAATGGAGCTACAAATCCAATAATTGCTGTAAGCATCATCATGGTTGGAATCCAATATATTTGTGAACTGTTAGTGTTTCAGGATGGTCAGCGACCGCTTGGGCGTTTTCTTGAGCCGTTGGAGCTGTTTGAGTTACATTCAGATTATTGAACACGATTACAACAAGTTGATTCTTGCTGATGTTGGAACCTGCGGCGGCCAGAAGTGATACAGAAATTGTCATCCAACCGTTATTATCGGTAATACCTGATACAAGCCATTTCTGATATTTGTTAGCGTCGTCTTTATCCTGAACAAATAACGTAGACCCTGCTGGAATCATTGAAATGTAGTTTGACAGATCCAATCCGTTTTCAGTCAAACTATCGAGGTATACTTCAGTGGCATTTTGTTGAGTTGCATTATTCCAGTTAAGTTTTCCTGATCCTGGATCAGCAGCCGATGTAACGTCATTAGCCTTAAACGATAAAGGCGTCGAAAACATACCTGTCGTGCTTGTTGTAAGTGTACGATTAGCGTACGCCCACACATCTGCGGCCGTTGCGCCGGATCCGCCTGAGATATTGACAGTCTGTAATCCAGCACTATTTGCTGGAATAACCGAAACTTGGTTCGGATTTAATACATCAAGCAAGTTGTTGTTCATGCCGCCGACCAATTTCACTTGGTATGCGCCGTTTTCGAATGTCACTGTATAAGGCGCAAGGATCACAAATGCGCGAGCGTATGTAACACCTGAAATAGTCACAGAAGTATTGTGATTAAAACCATTCGGTAGAACTTGCCCTGCTTCTGAGTCTAGGTAATCCGCAAACTCCCGCATAAAGGCGTATTCATCGAATGAACGAATCTCATAACCAGTCTGCGCGTTTGTAGAAACAAAAACCGTATCGGCTTTTGGAATTGTAATAACGAACGTATTGTGGTTAATTGAAAGCATTATTCGTCCAGAGTCTGCGATACAGGGATAGAGACACCAGCTAATGTTAAATTAAACGTTACCTCGTATGATTTATAATAAGGGGCAGAACTAGACTTTCTTACTATAAGCTTCATATTTAAAGGTGTATCCTCAACTGTATAACTATATGTGAATTCTCCGGTTCCATCAACGATACCTGTAGTGACAAGAGAATTATCTGAGACTTTTTCAACTCGGTATCTAGATCCAGGAATCATCCCTGATGCTGAAATGTTTGGAACTTTGGAAGGTTCAACATCAACCTGAGCTGAGAAAGTCATCGGTTGCCAAGCACCGTAGGCAGCTTGAACTGCTACAGCAGTTTCAGCAGAATTGACAATGGCAATACCCTCACCTTCGTTCAGAGTAATCCCAGCCCTATGGAATAGCAGGTCAGTGCCTTTGTGCTGATAACTCATCCCAAATGTGTCTGGGATACCTGAACCAACGCCTTTCATATGACAGGCCTCAACTAGGAGGTTTCTGTACATTGGTCCCCAAAAATCTCGAGTGTGCAGATAGTTCATATCCTTTGGGGTTCCAGCAGACGCTGGAGAGATCGCCACCTCTGGGACACCTTGGGGAATGAAACCAATGTCCGTGTAAAGCTGACCGGGGAATGCTGGGTACGCTGAGTCCATCTTGATGACCCCCACATTCTTTCTGGAAGCATCATTCACGTTGGGGGCGTACATCTGGCCGATAGGAACTACCCGCAGCGTTGGGGTATCTGTGGTCCCCATCTCTGACACTGCCCAGTTCAATATTTTTACTGGGTCTGTTCCCGTGTTTTCCACTGAGAACAGGGCCATACCCGGATAGGTGTTGGCGCAGAAGTCCCACGTAGCCGTCTTCCCATTCATGGACAGAGTGACCGTGACCCGCATCGGGTTGGTAGCTGACTGCACTGTGGCATCTGGCACCAAGGCTACTGCCTCATTCTGGCGCAGGGTTATTGGCTCTGTATTGAAGCCCCCCATGCTTGCCACGCCAAGGGCCCCCAGTGGTCTCCTGCCACGTTTTCCAAGTCCGGTTGGAGTACCGAATAGAACTCTGCTCTGAGTTCCCACAGCGGCACCTTTACGGGACAGGTTGGCTCTACTTAATACAGTGGTACTCCCTGGCATAGAACTTCTACGGCGCACCTTTACAGTGCTAGG